TTATTCAAAATGTTCGGGCGCCAACGCTCTGACATAGGCCTGACAGGCCTGCAAGGCAATCAGTCCGCGATCGCCTTCGTCGGTGATGGCGACAATTCGTTGAGCATGCGCCGGGTCAAGTCGGGCGCGTACGGTTGCATGATCCACGCCGCCGGTGCCGGCGGCGGCTGGCACTGCACAGCCTGCGGCAACGTCGCCTGCGTCGAGGAGGACTGACAGGCGCACATCAGCAGTGGCAAGACGATCGCGCAGGCGATCCTGATCACGTTGGGCATCGCTCAGCGCTCGATAGTGGGTTTGTTCACTGGCTGCGAGCCGCTGCTCGAGGGCCAGACGTTTATCCTGTTCGGCTTGTTGCGCGGTGGCTGCGGTCAGGGTCAATCGATTGAGGACTTCTGCGTTTAAACGAGCCTGTTCAGCCAGTTGCCGTCCATAGCGCCAGTCCTGAACCTGCCAGCCCAGCGCCGCGGCCCCCAGGGCCAGCAACGCCACGCCGATCACTCGCCAGGTGATTGGCATAACACAGCCCTCGCTCGCGCCCAGATCTCGAGCCGTTCCTGCAAGCCGTTCAACCCGCCGTTGATACGACGGGTGATAGTGTTGAACTGGTCGCGGTCGGCGAGCTCGTTCAAGCCATTCTTTTCCCAGAACCACGCGGCGGACTCGGCGGCCCATTGCGGCTGCTCCAACAGTTCCGGCAAGGACAGCAGACGCTCATCGCCGAACAGCCCGACGCTGCATTGACGATAGTTGCTACGGCCGGTGATCTGGATCAACCCGCGACCGCGGTACTTTTGTCCATCACCATCGGCCTGCGGCGTATTGCCCAGACGTAACGCCAGCGTGCCGGTGTCGTATTTGCTTAGGTACTGGTTGTTGCCCAACTCGCGCACGTACTGCAACTGGCCCGACTCGTGGCCGATTTGCGCAAGAAATGCAGCGACACGTTTAGGCGTATCGATGCGGTGGTTGGCCATGGCGCTATTGAGCGCAGAAACAAAAACGCCCGCTTGGGAGCGGGCGTTGGGCATGATGTTTAAAAGGTTGTTTTCAGTTATTTGCATGATGCGTGTCCTCCCTGGATGCTTCGATTGAATCATGGCTGGCGGCTGAGTCCTGCCAGCCATTTTTTTGCCAGAGTTTTCAGGGGGCTGTCCGGGGCAGTCTTTTCGAGTGTTTCAGTGAGTGGCAAAACCAGGCCACCAGATAGCAGCCACTCTTGATATTCAAGCCAGTCCCGGTTGGTCAGATCCTGCGGGATGAATGCTGAATCCTCCATGCGCAGTACTCCGTAAGCGGTCAGTTGATAGGTCATGGTTCAATCCTAGATTTCAGCGTCCGCTGTCCATTCAATCTGCAGGCCGTTACCCGGCTGGCTGTTTACCGGCGTCACAGTGCCGATCGCAAAACTGCGCTGTGTCACACTTTGTACAGATGTTCCCGTGCAGGCCACTCCCGTCGAGTAATTCCAAACCTGATTACTTTCATTTCCGGGGCAATACAGGACAACGGTAGGATGCACTCTCTTCTGCACCTGCATGTCTACGACCATCCCGTATTGACCGTTATTAGCAGCCGCTGCCTGAGTAAACGTGACAATGCATGTGCCCGTGCCATTGTTCGCTCGAATGGTTAAACGGTTGGCAAAGGATTTCTCGAAATAACGCTGACAAAGCATCATCTCTTCAGCGGCTGGACGATATTCGAATGGCGTGGAGATCGGTCCCTCCTCCAACTGGACTCTTGCGAAGTCGACCGTCTGTAAAACATTGAGCGGAAGATCGAAAGCCAGCCGCAGGTAATCATTGGCACCGAGCATCTTTCCCGCAATAGCCGGGACCTGGAATGTCGCGCTGTACTTGGCCCAGGCAGTGCTTAATTGAAAAATATCGACGACTTTTACGACCGCCTCCGAACCACCGGCCCCAAAGTACTGACCTATCGCCACTTTTAACGGTCGAGCAGCATCAGATCGCGCCCAGAAGGTTAGGGTGGCCGTTTTCCCGGCCAGTGTCCGGACCGATTCAATGCTCTGGGAAACCTTGTGCTCGGTTGCCCCGACGCCAGCGGTGGTTTGTTGCCAGCGTAAAAAATAACTCGGCTCACCGGACACTTCTGCTTGGCCTGGCGCGAAGTCCTGGCGAGAGATGATCACGGCGGCATTACCATTCCAGTCACACCGGAAACGATCGGCCACGTAACCGCCAATGTTTGGCCCCTGATTGATCGCACCGCGCTGCCAGATATCGAACCCGCCATTGATCAACAGATTCCTGCGATACACCTGAACCGGAAATTGCTGCAATGGGTCCGGCTTCGACAACAGCCGAATAGCCTGAGCCAGTTGATCGGTTTGCTGCTCATCTGGCTTCAAACCCGCCGCGGTAATCGCGCTGAGTATTTCCTGAGTAACACTGTTGCCCCAGCTCGCCGGAATCAGCGATCCCGGGGTTCCGGCTATCGCGTCTTCATCGACGAACTTGCCATCGACCAGCCCGGAGCTAGGGATACTTTTTGGATAATCCAAGATATTTTTCCTTGAGAATCTGGAGTTTCTGGGAAGGGTCAGCGGGTAAACCGCTTAGCCATTTACCCGCAAATCTTCCAGCCAATCTGGCTCTACGGGGCGCGAGTTTGCTTGCGGGAAGCCCGGATCATTGGGCCAGTCGCGCAGTGCCTGCCGATAAGCCAATAGTTGTTTGAACTCTTCGGATCGCAATGTCGTACCCTCTCCCACTTCCAGTTCTTCCGCATCACGAAACACGAGCCACTGGGTGTTTTGCAGAGCGTGGTTGCGCCATCCGCGCTCATGGGTTACGAGTGTCGCCGGCGAGACGACCGGCGTAGTCAAAACGGGCTGACCACTGTCACTGGCGCTGATGTGTTTGCCGCTTGCCTGTCCGGCGAACAGCTCGGTGTATTGCGCCTGAGTGATCTCCACTGCACCTTCAGGGATCTCCGGCCCGGGGTTTTCGACCCGATCGAATCCGAGTGTCTGTGCGTAAAAATAAATAGCCATGGTTAACACCCCCAGACCAATATGCGGCCCGAAATATTCGCCGCAGGCCTAACGCTTGCGGGTTCTACGTTTCTGACTCGTGCTACAGCGACCGTTGTGCTGGAGACGCCCAGGTCAAACGCCCAGACCGTTGTATTACTGGCGCTCCAACCCGCCGGATTGGCCTCATTAGCTATCCCGCCCAAGATGAATGAGGGAAACCTGATCGGCAGTGAGAGCGTTATGTTGCCATTGACGTCGGATGCGCCTACCACCCATTGCAGGATCAACCCGCTGGGCAGTTTTTGATAACCTGGCGTAGTGAGGAGTCCACCATAGGAAGAGGAATACTTAAGGCTGGCAGTGCCATAAACCACCCACACACCTGACTCTCTGACAAAATTTGCACTCTCGCCATTGTTCATCACGATGCTGCTCAGATAAGCCCCTTGAGGACTGATCTGCGTGCCAGTCTTACTGGCCACTGTGACGGGCGCGCTATTACGGCAATGCAGGCTGATCGTGGCACCACTCGGCACTGCAGCCGCATCCGGAAGTGTCACCGCGTAAGCGGCGCTGCCCCCCAGACCGACCGAGCACCCGACATCCGCCAGCGTCAACTGGGTAGAGGCCGATATGCCACGCGCACTTGCATAGTTACCCACCGCCCGTTGAACGAACTCCGAAGTCGCCGCCGTGCGTCCACTATCAAACTGTGGCGCAGTGTTGAACAACGCTGTGCTGCGCAATGCGCTCAGCAACTGATTATTGGACGACTCATTCGGCGTCATGCCAGCCGCCTGAACGACGTTGAGAATTTCCTGCGTGACACTATTGCCCCATGTCGCGGGAATCAACGAACCGGGTTTACCGGCAATCGGATCCTCATCGGCAAATTGTCCATTGACCAGCCCGACACTGGGCACACTCTTGGGATAGTCCAAGGTTTATCTCCTTATCTGAAAAATGGGTAGCCCGATGGCTTCAGCCAATCGACCTGGCGAGCGAATGCAACGCCGAGGACCGCGAACCGATAGTTGGAAATCCGCCCGAACAGGCCAGTCGCGTTTCCCCGGGGAGCAGGTATCAACAAACCCGCTGTTCCGGCCACGGGGCACCGCCAAAACCGCCGTTGCCCAGAGATGTTTTTCGGACAGTCCTCGACAAAGCTTCCGATCCTTTTCAAGGCAGCCGAATGCCAACAGCAAAGGGCCGCCTGATAGACTTTTTGATAGGTTTTTCCGTTATGCAGTAGTGGGCGTCACAGTTTTGGCAGGCGCAATCGGCCATTCGATAAGCAATGGATAATCCGTTTGCTGTTCGATCTTCGCCAAGTCGACCGTATAGCGTTTCCATGCCTGCAGCGCAGCCAATTGAACACTGGTCGCTTCGCCCAATTCGTAAGCGTATTGCAGCGGCGCCACTCGAATGACCACTTCGCGCAGGCGATTGTCACGCTCAATACCAGCTTGTGCCGTGAGCCCTTTCAGTTGCTCATCCTCGTCTAAAACCCAGCCATCGCTCTTCCATACGTAATATTGCGACGGTCGCGGATGCGAGGTCAGATAATCAGGAAGTGGTCCCAACTCAGACCAGTAAGTCGCCATGCCATCGGTTTTGTAATACGCAAGCGTGTTCCTCAAGTCGATCAGTTGGTTGGCCATACCGTTGCGCCATACCCATACATAACCAGGCTCGGCCAGTGGTAAGAGTTCCGTTAGTTCGATTGCATTACCCGGTACTTGAATCCCTATTCCAGGAGTCACCGGCAATTCAATAGGTCCGGTAATTTCCCGGGTAATTTCATTTACCACATAGTAATAAGGCAACGTTCATTTCCTTTCGGTCTTTATCTGAAGAGTTGCTTCAGATGAGTTTTATCCTGCCCGGGTAGGCAATGTTTCGCGGCCGGGTTTCAGCACCACCGGTGCTTTCGGTAAAACCGAGGCTGATGTTTGCTTGATTGAATAACGCATCAGGTGCAGCGTTTTGCGCCGCCCCCGGAGGTACACCCAACATGTCACTCTTCAACTCATGCCGATGAGACCGGAACATATCAGGCTGCCAACCGCCGATCGTGCGGCCGATATCGATCCCGCGACTCTCATCGCATAATCTTATGAACTCACCTCGACCATCCGGTCCGCGGAAGGTCAAGGTGCCGTCACCGCTGGTCCATCCGCCCTCGGCTCCGACCCTCGCAGCCTCGGTCGTCAATGCACCGGACTGTTGCGCGTGGTCCCATAACCAGGGCCAATCGCTACGGCTGAATACCGCACTGTTCAAAGCACCGTAGCCACCGGGGTTGAGGATCATTGTTGTTTCAAAGACAGGTCGGCCCAATGGCGTGCAATCGAATCGTCCGACTGGCCACCAGTTGCCCTCTCCGTCACTGCGAAGATGCCACCAGTCACCGGAACCCATGAGCACAAAAAACGGATATCCGGCAGCGGCCAAGTGGGTATGGAACCTGACTTTGTCGGTTCCTGAGGCACGGACAATCAAACGGGAATTCGAGTTGTCGATCCGGCGCAAAATAACGTCGCGCACCCCCAGCATCGCATCGGATGGCGGCAGGCTGACTGTGGTAGCACCACTGGCTGCATTGACCAGCACAAGACCGAGTTCTTGGGCTGTCAGAGCTTTGGAGGTCGACACATTGGTCACTGATGAGCCCATCGGACTGGCGAGTAACAACAACGCTTGCAGTGCCTTGAGCAGTTGCCGATTGTCACCTTCTGCGGGAGACAATCCCGCACCGGCGACAACGTTGAGTATTTCCTCAGTAACGGCATTGCCCCACACCGCCGGAATCAACGAGCCGGGCTTACCCGCCACCGGGTTTTCATCGACGAAGCGGCCATCGACAAGGCCGACGCTGGGGACGCTTTTGGGATAATCCATAGGTTTTTCGTTCCTCTGAAATAACAAATGAACCGCGTCACGAGGGTTGCTGCTGCAGTCTCGTCCGAAGTCTTTTTCTGAAAATAAAAAGCCCATGATGAAGTGGGCTTGAGAGATGCAAAACGAAGGTTCTTGATCTAGCTGTTCTGGCCGCTGACCAGTTGGCTTATAGCCAACAGCGCCTCGTCGGCGGCGCTGCGCGCCAGATCGATGTTGCCCTTGGTCGCGTGCGCGCGGATCTGCGTTTTGGCCTTCAGGCGCAAGGTGCGCAGAGCCAGCAGGTGATCGGTAAGTTGCTCGGCTTTACCGAGAATCTGCTCGGCCGCCTGTTTCGCGGTGCGACCTTTGACTACCCACGCTGCGATCGACAGCGGTACTTCTTTTTTCGGGTAACCGGCGTCCTGATAAGCCTGGGCGTCGGCGGCAGCCTGGGCGTATTCCATGGCTTTGAGCGGGTCGCCGGCCAGTGCCGTGCGAGCGTTGTCGGCGGCGGCATCGACTTTGGTGCACAGACGTTCAGTTTCACGCTGTTCCAGTTCGACCACTCTGGAGAGGTTCAACGCCCACTTCTCTCCATCCCAGTCATGCGCGCTGGAAGGCTGCGCGGGGCGCAATCCGTCCTCGAACTGATGCAGTTCTTGAATGATGATCATCGGATCAACTCCCAGGAAAAATTGATGTTGACGGCTGCCGAGAAATTAACCGCGATACCTGTAGCGTAATCAGCAACCGGATGGGATTTCAGTCCCATGCTGAACAGCAATTCGTCGCTGGAGGCATTGCTGGCACCCCAAGTGTGTTCAGTTTGATAGGTCTGCCAAAGCGAGCGCAATTCGGCATGGTCAAAGCTGGCGGTCAGTGTCGAAACCGTTGTGTCGCTCACCACGTTGCTGGAAAAAATCAGTACGGGGGTATTTGCTGTTGCCCAGCCATCCCAGTTGGTGGAGGTCGTAATCGTTGGATTCAATGAACAGTAGTTGCCTCCAAGCCACCCAGCTGAGGCAAACCCGACCGAACTGATGGCAGTCGGATGCGGCGTTGGATTACCCACCACCAGCCGTGCTGCGCGAGCATGTGGATCGAGCGGCAGATAAACCACGCCATTACCGTTAACGGTTTGCGTCCACGACAAATGGTTGCGGTTGTAGATTGGTCTGACAATCGGCACAGCACCCGGTCCCGCCGTCACGACCCAGGCCAGACAAATGTCCAGCGGCGTGGATTGAAATCCACCACCCGCCGCGCCGTTGACTGTGCCTCGCAGGCCGTCCGGCGTGGCGTCATAAATGGTTCCGCGTTGCATGTAAAACGTCAGTGCACCGCTGATCACCTGCGCACGCAAAAAGTAGCCAGAGCTCGGTAGCAGATCGGCACTGCTCCATGCTGTCGTTGTGAACGTTCGCGAACGTCCCAACCGCCCTGCCAGCACTTCCTGGCCCAGACTGATCAGCACCCCGGCAGGGATCGATACTCGACCGCCGCTAGTCGAAACAGCTGAGGGTGTTATCGCCAGGCGTCCATCAGCACTGGCAATCGTCGGCAAAGGCAATGACCCGATCGGCAATGCCGAATCCAGATTCCAGCCCTTGGCCGAAACGGACTGAATCGCCTGCAACAACTGATCGTATTTGTTTTCATCCGGCGCCAGATCCCCGGCCTTGATCACGTTAATGATTTCCTGCGTGACACTGTTCCCCCACTCCGCCGGAATCAACGACCCCGGCGTTCCCATCAGCGGGTTCTCATCGACAAACTTCCCGTTCACCAACCCGGCGCTGGGCACACTTTTCGGATAATCCATCCCATTTACTCCCTAGTCATAGTTGATGTGCACCTTGGTATGCGCCGGCGCACTGCGGTGGATCAGGCATTCCAGTGCCGAGCCCGGGTTTACACCGAAGCGTTCGCCCCAGTAACTCGCCCCGAAGCGTCGACCCAGCAGCAGGCGGCCGCCGGTGTTAAGCGTCCACATGAATTGCGCTTCCCAGGTGCCGAAATGCGCCGCGCCGAAACGCGCACGGCCCATGCGTGGCGCTTCGTGCTCGGTGATGGAGGCGTTGGGGTAACCCTGGCTTTTGGCGATTTCGAGGTAGTAACCGACGGCCTGACTGCCAACCGCGAGCAAGCGCCGGCGCACGGCGAGGCGGCGGTCGTCGAACAGCGGTTCGGCGCCCAGGCACGGGTCGGGCAGGTTCATCACCCGCTCCCAGTCCGGCACCAGTTCACTGACGCCGGCCGGGTCCATTTCGTTGAGCAGGTCGGCGGCGCGGGCGTCGAGACGCGCCAGTTCGACGGCGACGCCTTGCAGCACTTCTTCAAGTTCCGGAACCCGCTCCGGGTCCCATGCGGGACCCGATGGCAGCAATGCGCGAAGTTGCGCCTGATATTGTGCGGCGGTTCTTATGCCCCCCATACGCAACCTCCGAAGGTGAGCAGTTCACTTGGGGCGGCGGGCACATCGACGACCGGTGCGGTAAGCGTGTGATCGTATTCGCCGCCAGCGCTGCTGATGGCTTCGCGGATGTGGCTGATCAGCAACGGCACGCCAAGATCGGCTTCACGGTTGTGCAAGTCGCGCAACTGCGCTTCGACGGCGGCACGCACGGCGGTGGTGTCGGGATTGACGCTTTTGAAGCGATACACCACCGGCACTTGAATCGGCTTCTGCACATGCACTTCGGCGGTGACCGGACGCAGCGGTTCGATATAGTCCTGAACCTCTGCCAGTTGCTCGTCGTTGGGCACTGGTTGCGGATCGTCGTCACGCATGATGAACACCGTTACCGTGCCCGGGCCGAGCAAACCGCCACGGCACCACGCGCGGGTCACGCCCGGCACTTCCAGCGCCCAGGTCTCGTAGTCATTGGCCGAGCCGCCATGGGGGATGACGCGATAGGAGCGGATCACCCGCGAGCGCAGCGACTCCAGGCTTTCGCGCGCCACTCCACCGCTGAGTCCTGGCGCCAAAACGACAAAACTGCTGCCGACAATGCCGGCGATCGGCTGCACCGGGGTCAATGCCAGACCGGCATCGGCGTTGCCCAAACTGCCGGCATCCAGCGCGGCGATGGTCGTGGTGTTGATGCCATTGGCGGTGGTGCGCGCCGTGGTCACTTTGTACGTGCGACCGTCGTTCGTTTGCAGCAGCGTGTCCACGTCCAGCACTGCGCCGGCCGTCGCGGTGAAACTGACGCTGCCGCTGGCCACTTGCGCGGGTTTGCGCGGCTGGTTCAGACGCAGCGCGGCGATGCGTTCCAGGGTCGACTCGTCGGCCTTGTCCGGCAGGATCTGCTCGGCGATCCAGTCGAGATAACCGTACAGACCATAAGCGGCGCCGCCCAAGGTGCGGGCCAGCACTTGCGCATCGGACTGGCGCAGCGAATCGCCGGCCAGGTCGCTTTGGGTGCGCTTGATCAGCACCGGCAGCGAAGGGGTTTCAAACGGCATAGATCACCTGCCAACTGTTATCGGGGTTGATGTCCAGACGTTCACCGTCGGCCAGGGTCAGGACCGTGCGCAGGTTCAGGCGCTGGGCGTCGAGGCGTTCGCTGATGATGTCGATGGCGCTGCAATGGCCGTCGTCGATCAGCCATTGCAAGGCTTCGCGGGCATAAAACTCGGCGTCAATCTGGGTCTGTCGGGTCAGCTTGACCCGACGCAACAGCCACAGACGCGAGCCGATGCGATCGTCGGCAACGGTGGGAAAAGTGTCGCCCCACCAGCCGTAGCGCTCTTCATCGTCGAGGGCGTCGTCATCGGCGGCGCGACGCCAGCTGAACAGGCTGATGAGCACGGCGCGGGTCAGCGCGGCGTGGAGGTTCTGGCTGATAAACATCACTTGCCTCCTGCCGGTGCGCCGGTCTGGCCGTTGCCGGCCTGCACGCCGACGTGCACGTGTTTGATCTGGCTGATGCCGCCGGCGAGTTGATCGCCGGTGGACACGATCTTGCCGGTCTGGTTGATCACCGGCGTATCGAAGTTCACAGCGGTACTGGCGCGTATGTTCAGCGTGGCGGTCTCGATGTCGATGATCCGCCCGCGCTTGAAGTGAATCTTGTCGCCCTCGTCGGTGTAGATCGCTACTTCGCCACTGGCGAGCGATTGCAGGCGGTAGCGACGATCGGCGACCACCAGGGCGATAGCGTGGGAACGGTCACCGCCCAGAAATGTGACGACACCTTCGGCGCCGGGCAGCGGGTTGCTGGTGAAGCCGTAAGGTTCGAAGTGTTCGAGGTCATCGTTGACTTCGCCGGCAGTGAGGCGCATTTGCAGCGACTGCAGCTTGGATGCCGAATTGGCGAGCACGACAGTGCCGCGCGCCAGCAGGCGTGTCAGTAGGCTCATGGGGTGTCCTTCAAAAAGTGGCCCGAATGGGATCAATGTGGGAGCGAGCCTGCTCGCGAATGCGCTGGGTCAGGCACTGTGATGCTGAGGCTGCCGACGCTTTCGCGAGCAGGCTCGCTCCCACAGCGTCGGTGTAGGGCTCAGGTTTTTTTCGGGGGGATTGGATCAGGATCGAAGGTATGCGGCGGCGCAACCTGCAGGGTTGTCACCGAGCCCTGTGCCGACAACGAGTACGTCACTTTGGAAATCAGCATGTCGCCATCAAACCCGAGCACCGGATCCTTGACCTTCACCAGCGTGTTGTGACGCCACAGATCGCCGTTGGCCTGACGCCAGCCCTGTACCTGATAGGTGGTGGTTTGCGCCCGACCCATGCGGGTGGCGCTTTCCCATTGGGCACGTTGCTGCGCCAGCTCAAACGTCAGCGCGGTGCCCTCGTTGATGATCGTGGTTCGTCGACGTTTGAAGCTCAGGTCGGCCGCTGTCGATTCAACTTCGCTGACGGCCGCCCCGCTCTTCTTGTCCGAGCCTTTCTGCTGACCGATCACCCGGTATTCGGAAAACACCTGGCTGTAATCCATCGGTGCGTTGGCCGACAAAATATTCTTGCCCAACTCCAGCGCATCGCTGGCGCGCCCGCCACTGCCGGGCTTGGCCAGTACCAGCCGGCCTTGCTCGTCATCGGTGGAAAACACCCGGAACAACGAGAGCAAACGGTCGATCGACTGGAACACCGTTTCACCCGGCACAATCGTGTGCTTGGCCAGCCGTGAGGTCTCGGCAATTTCGTTGACCACCATCAACGAATACTCCATCGCCAAGGCCTGGACAATGCTCAGCAACGGTTGCTCCTGCCATTGATTGGGCCGGTTGGTGGCGGCGCAATCGACCAGATCCTGAGTTTTGGAACTGCCCTCGACACTCAGGCTGATCTGCCGACCGTCGTAGGTGATGGGCGCCTTGAACACGTAACCGGTGAGCACTAGGTCCTTGCCGATTTTCACTTCGCAGGGGTCACCCGGTTTGATCCGTTGATCCACCGTCTGCCCCGGCCATTGCCAGGTGATGTCGAGTTTGAAGGTGCGAAACTGGCGCTCAAGATCAGCTGTGATTTGCACGCTTTTCCAGCCGCCGTACTCCATGTCGTTGACTATCAACGTAACGCGGTTATCCATCTCGCTCATGGTTCACTCCCCGGAGACTTTCACGTCGTTGGGCGAAAAACCCGGATGAGATATCCCGTTACGCTGAGTCACTTCGGTCACCCGAGTTGCATCGCCAAATTGCTTGTAGGCCACGACCACCGCCGGAAAGCTCTCCTGAAAGGATTTGCTGACTTGCCGCACACCGGACGACGCCACAGCCTTGAGATGCGCAATCAGCGCCTCTTTCACATCGCTGATGGCCTGGAAGTGCGCGGGGTCGGCCTTGTCCAGCATTGGATTGATCGCCACGGCCACGGCGTCACGCAGAGCCTGCATGTCGTCACTGACCGGGACTTCCTGCCGGGCCACCGGGCTCGTCGCCTGTTGGCCTACCGATGGCGTCGATTGCAGCTTCACCGGAGTGGTCGCCACCGGCATCGATGCCACCCATTGCGCCACTTTGACCAGCATTGTGTCCTGCACCAGATCCGCCATGGCTTGCGCCGCCGCGGTGGTGTCCTTGCCGGTGGTGATCTTCGGTGCATCGGCCTTGCGGATGGCTTCGAGTTGTTGCGACACGTCGGCAATCACGCCACGGTAGCCCTCCTTCGCGAACGCCTTCAGCTCCTTGATATCGCCGAGCAAACCCTTGAACTCCGCCGCCACTTCCTTGGGCAGCTCCTTGACGGCTTTGACCAGTTCGGTGATCTGTTTGTACTGCTCGATCAGCGGTTTTAGCTGTTCCTTGATCACTTCATAAACCCCGGTCAGGCTGTTGCGCAGATTGGCGATACCGATCCGCGCAGCCTTGATCAAGGTCATCGCCTGTTCGAAGCGTGCCACCGCCGAACCCAGCAAAGTGTCAGCCTTGGACAACAACACTTTCTGCGTACTGACGGTTGCAGTCGGAAACGGCAACGGCTGATCGGGATAGAACTTCAGCGCGAACGTGACCAACCCACCGTCCTGGCGGGTGTGGGTCATGTCGCACTCGCCGACCTTGACTTGCACGCGTCCGAGCCATGGATGCACCAGCTCACCGCTACCCGCCTCCAGCGCCTTGAGCAATTTGTCGCGCTGCTCCAGGCAATCGGCGCCGACGATAAATGCCGTCACCTCATGAGTCCGGGCCTGCTGGCCGAGATCCTCGAAAAACGGCAGGTCACGCTGCGGATATTCATGCAACTGACCTTTGCGACCGACCGGGGTTTTCGCCTGATCGATCCAGAACCCGACACCGCGAAAGGATGCCGGCAACAAGCGGTCACGCCAGTTCATTGGAACCTCCTGCCGACAGTGAGCGATAGCCGATGCGCGACGACAGCGCCAGGCCCGGTTGATTGGTTTGCGGTTGATCGGTACGCAGCCCGGCCGGCGCGTTTTCGAAGCGCACGGTGAGGCCACCCTCGAGTTGCGTGCGGTTGTTGGCGGCGCTTTGCTGGATCAGCGTGTTGGAGGTTTGCGACAGAGAGCCGGCCTGTAGGGCCGGTTTTTCCGGCGTAGTTCCGGGTGCCGCCAACGGGCTCGGTGACGACTCCACGGTGCCTTTGAAAAACACCGGCGCCAGTTCGCCTTTACCTTCAGCGTTGGTTTTCAATTGGGCTTGAGTGAAAACATCCACCCTGGCCTTGGCATCAGCGATCAGCTCGCCGAAACCGCCGTTGAAAAACGCCTTGATCGGTGCGATGGCGTCCTGAAACTTCTGCGCCCACTTTTCGATCCAGGCGGTAACAGGTGCCCAGTTCTCGATGATTTTTTCCAGCGGTGACCAGCCCAGTTGCTCGCGGATAACCGCGTACATCGCCACAAACGGCAGTTTGATGTAATCCCAGATCGCGGTGAACACACTGACCACCCCGCCCCAGACTGCCTGGATTACTTCCAGCGGCGACCAATCAAAGAAGCCTTGCAGGAAAGTCTGCACAGGCACCGAGACCGCCCTGAGCAAATCCCAGATCGAAGAGAACAGCCCGACCAATGGCCCCCAGTTATTCACGACCAGCCCATGAGGCGAATAGTTGAACCAGGTCTTGAAGAACTCCATCACCGGCGCCGCGACAGCCTTGACGCCCTCCCATAACGCCGCGAAAAAAGCCGTGACCGGTCCCCAGTTACTGATCAATTGCCCCAGCGGGGTATAACCGAACATCGTCTTGAAAAACTCGGCCATCGGAATGACAACCGGCGCAATTTTCTGCCAGAGCCCGATGAAAAACGTCGAGATCGGTTTCCAGTTGGCCACGATCAAACCGGCAGCCAAGGCAATGCCTGCGGCAATCAGCATGATCGGGTTGGCCTTCATCACCATGCTCATCACGTCGAACACCTGAGTCGCACCGGCCACAGCGGTTTGCATCGCCGAGAAAGCGATAGCCCCCGCCGCCAGGCCTTCGACCAGTTGCGGATTGTCGGCGAGGATACCGCTGACCTGAGTGAGCATCGGCTCAAGTCCGACGACCAATGCACCGACAGCGGGCACCAGCGCGGCATCGATTGCGCCCGTGACCTTTTCCATCGACGCACTGAACACGTTCATGTTCTGCGCCGCGACTTTCGGTGCGGCGGGCAGATCGACGGTTTTTGCCGTCGCGCTGACCTCGGTCAATTTGCCCTGAAACGCCGCCGCCGACTTGATCCCATCCACGAACGGCGTAATCACACTGCCGCCCTTGAACAAACCACTGATGTTCAGTTTGCCGAGACCGGTCTGCTCAAGATTTTTCTTGAAACTCTCGACATTGGCCCGAAGGGCGCCGAGTTTGGGCGACAGTTCATCGATGCCCGTGATCAGCACCGGAGTTTTCACTTTCTTTTCTTCGTCTGCCATCACTGCACCTGCTGCATCGCATTGATCCGTTGCGCGTGCTCCAGCGATTCGCGGAGCACATCCAGTGGCCTGGCCATCATCTGTTCGGGGTCAACCTTCCAGAACCAGGCCAGGTCATAGGCGACTGCGATCAGGTCGGTGATGGCGCCGACGCCGCACTCATGAAAAAACTCGCAACGGCCCAGCTCAGCGCATTGAGGTCAGCCAGATCCAGCTGGTTGACCGACGACGGCGGAATGCCGGCGCACACGGCGATGTATTTGGCCGCGACGTCCATGTCGAGGCTGACTTCTTCGCTCTTGTCGATCTTGTACGGCAGCGCCTTGATCGCTCGCACTTCCTGCACCGTCGGACGGCGCAGGACGAGTTCGGTCAGGGGCTCGCCGTGAGCTTCGATCGCAACCTGAAGCTTCACGGCGCCGCTCATTGCCAGGTCCCCTTGATGCCTTCGAATTTCAGTTCGATGGTCGCGTCATCGCCTTTGGAGACTGGCTCTTCGACCAGGTAAGCGCCGGCCAGCACATAGACTTTGCCGTTGCTGAATTCGCAGGTGACGGTGATATCGGTGCCGTCGATCAGCTTCTTCAGCGGGAAGTCGGGGGTGTGCAGCGCAGTCACTTTGAACGACGGTGCGATGTCGGTTTCCTTGTAGAAACCGGGTACGACGGTTTCGCGTTTGACCGCCATCAACGGGGCTTCGCAGCCGCCATTGATAGTCAGTTGTGCGCCGTCGACCTTGACGTAGCAGGTGCCTGCAATCAGTTGACCCATGGTGTTACTCCCTTTCATAAAAAAGCCCACGCGAGGTGGGCTGAATGCTTGACGTCAAACGCTACAATCAGGCTGCGTCGTCGTATTGCAGGCGGAATTGGTTGAGCAGTGCGAACACGCGCAGACCGTTGATGTAATCCGGCGGGAACAGTACGTTCACGCGGCTCGGGTCCTGCACGTCGCGCTCGACGATCAGGTGCTCGGCGAACAGTTCGGCGTTCTCAACGTGGCCTTCCAGTTCGAGCTTGGCGTACTGGGCGATCAGCTCACCGCGAATGGTGCTCGGGGTGACGATTGGCTGGCCGGCGCCGAAACGGGTGCCGTCGGAAGCCAGTTTGTGCCGGCCGTACTTGCTGGTGATCACGCTTTGCAGACGACGCACGATGAACGCCGACTGGTGCATGGTTTCGCTGTCCAGGTAGGAGTTGTCAGCCTGGGCGTAAGCGTTTTTCTGGTAGGTGGTGATCGAACGCTGGATGCGCACGTAGCCGCCTTCGTAGTACGCGGTGGCGATGCCGTAGTTGAGCAGCGACTGACGCTCGGTCAGGGTGAAGCGCTCGCTCGCCGGCGCCGGATCGACACCCGGCAGACTGCCGCTTTGGGTCGGACGGCTGGCGTCGGCGGAGATGAATACCGAGGTGCGTGCAGCCAGTGCGGCGGCTTGTACCCAGACCGGTTGCGGAACGCCCGGCTCCAGCGCCTGAATGGTCATGTGCTGATCGTTACGCGCCTGGCCTGCAGCGACCAGAGTGCCGACGGTGCCGCGTTTGGCGCTGTAGACGTGACCGAACAGTTGCTTGGCCCAGGACCAGCGACCGGTGCTGTCATCCATGACCGCTTGCCAGGTGTTGAGGGTGGCCAGATCCGACCACGGCAGTGCGATGAACTCGAACGGCTCGTCACCCAGTGCCGCGACAGCAGCGATCTGATCGGGCACGCCGGCGCCGCCGGTCATGGCGGTGACTGCGCTGGTCAGGCCAGCAGGGGTTTCTTCGCCGTTGCTCTTGCCCAGGCGATTGAATTGCAGGCTGATGTCATTGCCGCTGTCGCCAGTCCATTTGGCAGACAGGGTGACCACACCTTCGGCCGCTGCCGCACTCACCGGGAGATCGGCACTGGCATTGATTTTCTGCGCCAGCGCAGTGGCTGCCTGAGCAGCGGTCGCACCGTTGACCACGGTGGCTTGTACACGCACGCCGCCAACATACAGGTTGAGCAGACCCGCCTGAGTCGCGGTGCCGGTCAGGGTCAGCACGCCTTTGGCGACGGCGCCTTCAGTGTTGTGCAGCGGCAGGCACCAGATCTCGCCGATCGGGTCGGCCTTGCGGAAGGTCTCGTACATCGAGGCGAGCATCGAGCCCTGACCACCAATGCTTTTCGCCAGTGCAACGCTGGAGACCAGCACCAGTTTGCCGACCTCGCTCGGGGCGACGTTGTCGTTGACCTGGGCGACGATCAAACGGCGCATGGTCGAGCTCGCGCTATTGGCGGCCGAGTTGTCCATTTCGGCATAGAACAGCGGTACACGAATGTCCGCGGGGATGTTGCTGAATCCGATCGCCATTATTTGGCTCCCTGTGGTTTAGCCGCTTTTGCGGTTTTGAGTGTGATATCGCCGTCGGCCAGACGTCGGCGCCACCAGGCGCTGTCCAGCACTTCACGGCCTTCGAGGGGCAGCAGATCGCCCGCCTCCGGGTCAGGTACGGCACGGCCAGCGGCCGGCAGTACGGTGATGCGATTGCTCATGGGGTTACCTCTGCAGAGAAAGTCAGTTCCACGCGCCCATCGGGGCCCGGGCGTTTCAGGTTGGGGTCGGCGGGGTCGATCGCATCGACTCGCACGGTGGCCCCGGTAAAGGACGACAAACCGTCCAGTTCACGTTCGTGCCAGCTCTGCGCAGGTTGACCGGGCAGATTGCGACCGAGCTGGAACTCGGCAAAAAAGCGCAACCGGTAAAACACGCGGCTGCTGTTGATCGAGACCATTTCGCCGCCGTCATAAACGATGGCGTTGTAGTCGTTGTCAGGCTTGAACCCCACCAACGCGCGCCACAGTTCGCCGCGCAGGTCATGCAACAGATCCAGCGCTTTTGTAGCGTCGGTGGCATCAAGCACGAGGACGATTTCGAAGCGGTCGCGGATCGGTTGAGTGATGAGGTTTTGTGCGGTGCTGCTACTGGCGACATCGGCCGTTGGCAACACATGGGCCGAGGGTGTCGGCAGATCGGAATTGCCTTGCAGCAATGCCAGATCAACACCTACCGCAATGTGACTGGCCAGGCTGGGGCATTGCGCACGCAACTGCGTGAGGATCGGGGTGATCTTCATGGGGGTGTTCCTGAGTCGGGGGAGTTATCGCAGACCCAAATGTGGGAGCGAGCCTGCTCGCGAAAGCGGTGGATCAGTCGCCATCAAAGTTGAAGGTGCCGGCCTCTTCGCGAGCAGGCTCGCTCCCACGGGGTGTTGTGCAGGGATCAGGCTTTGGGATCGAGGCCGGTTGCCTCGATCAGACAGCGATAGCTTTCCTCGCGCTTGCCGCTGGCGGTGACTTTTTCGATCGACCAGCGACCGCGCATGAAGTCTGGCCAGGTGTCATCGAGCACCAACAGGCCTTCGGCAGCCAGCAGCGGATCGCCCGGGCAGGTGACCTTCAGCTTGTATTTCTCGCGCAGCATCTTGCGCACTTCGGCTTCGCCGATGGCTTTGGCTTCTTCTTCACTGGCCTGTTTCTGGCGAATGACCTTGTAGGGTGCGGAACCGGTTATCACCTCGCGCAGTTTGCCGGCGGCGATGTCCCAGAAGCAGGTCTTGCAACCCTGATTCTGGGTGCGGGCAGTCTCTTCCAGTGTGGCGCTGATGAAGGCGTGATCACCCGGTCGATTGTTGCGGGTCACCGACAGCCTGACGTCCGGTATCACTTGGCCCGACAGGTTTTTCAGTTGCGCCGGTTTCGCCAGCACGTAGAGGTCGTTGAACGGTTTGGCCACCGCGTCGTACTTCTTTGCCAGTCGCGTGATAAAGCCCATGTCGGTTTCGTTCGACTGATCAACATGAGCAATCCGGATCAGCGCCAGTTCGGGATCGACGCGCGGCGAAAAACCGTGCGGCGAGACCAACTGGCGAAACAGTGCGCCAAGGGTGGTGGGGCCATGACTGGCCGTGCGCCGTTCCTTGAATCGGGTCTCATCCTTGCCGCTGAAAGGCGCTGCGGTCGCCACCAGCGTCAGGCGCAAAGGGAACAGCGTCGGGGTCAGTCGAGTCACCTTGAACTGGCCCTTTTCGACCAGCCCGGACTCCAGATAGCCCACCCGCAGGCCGATGGTTCCGCCCAGGGTCGGCAAGCCTTCAAGGCCTTCCAGGTCGATCACCAATGTCAGTTGATCGGACTCCATCCCGGCAGCATCAATGTGTTCCCAACTGATCAGGCGCTGGTTCAGCAAGGCCTGGTTGGCGCCGTAGATTTCGATTGCCGGTGTAAATCCCTGTGCCATGCAACCTCCTTAGTCCCAAGCCAAAACCGGTTTGATTGCGGCGGGTCGGCTGTCGAGTTCCGGCAGCGTCACCCAAATGCCCGCCGGCAAAACGGGGCCGTGTTCGGCCAGGGTCGCATTAAGTTGCCACAACGCTTCTTCGGCCTGATCGTCTGAGCGACCCGATTCGCGGTAGAGCAGCAGATTGACCGAATCACCGGCCACGCTTCGGACCTTACGCATTGTTGAACTCCGCTAATTCGAGTACCCACTTGATCACCATCGCGGTGCCGTCATCGATGACCTCGCTCTGGTTTTCCTGAACGCTGTTGATCCGCCACAACCCCCAGTTGCGACCGATGCCGTCGATCAACGGCAGCGGTGCTCTCAAGGCTTGCAGCGCACGCAGTTCATTGAGCCGTTCCATGGCCACGGCGTACATCGCGGTGCCGCCGATGGTCAGGGTTTCGGGCTTCTGTCCGGTCTGATGGGATTTGGGTTTACTGGTGAGGATCTGCAATTCAGTCCAGCCACCGTCGGATTTGCGCGCCAGCGTGCTGTAAGCAAACTCGCGGGACAGGCCGAAGATGAAACTGCCGAGTGCCATTTGTTGTTTCATCAGGCGACTCCATCGCTGAGGGCTGCGTCGCGGCGGGTGGCGAGGGGGTTGGTGCTTATCAAAGGCGTAAAGTCAGAAGTGAAATGTGACTGCATGACCTGCGCGACCATGGCGGTCACTTTTTCAGCGCTCACCAGATCGCCGCCACTGAAGTTAAAAGCGGGCGCGTAGGTGACATTCTGGCTCTGCTGATTTTGCGTCTGCACACTGCTCAGGCCGGCGCTGACTTCTGACGGTGGAGCAAGCCGATCAGGCGCGGGTGTCGCAAGCTTTTCACCCAGCGCTTCCCCTTCCTGACTGCCGTAAAAACTGCCGATAGCACCGCCCAATGCACCACCGATTAACGTACCGATGCCGGGCAGAATGAAAGTACCGATCGTGGCGCCGATACTCGCGCCGGCATAGCCACCGGCCAGGCCGCCCGCTGCCATGCCTACGCCACCAGCGACTTTTTTCGTATCGCCCTCGGCCACGCCTTCGACGACTTTCATACCGGCTTCGACCATCGTCAACGGCATGCTCAATGGACCTGCCACCCGGCCGACCCGGGCGCCCTGACTGATCAGACTGCGGCCTGGAGCGGAGACCAGAAATCTGGCCCGATTCAGGGCGGCGGTACCGAGGGCGCCGGCACTGGCCGAGAGACTGCCCAAGCCGGATCTGATGCCGGCCATGACGGGGCCTGTCCACGTGGCGGCTTGGGACGCCAATGCGCCCAACGGCTTGCCGCCCTTCATTCCGGCAGCCATCAGGATCAGCGCGCCAGCGAGTGCCGGGGCTTTTTCCGCCACCTCACTTAAACCATCGGCTGCACCTCCGACTTTTTCCACCAGGTAATCAAAAACTGGCAGCACGGTATCGCCGGCGGATGAATAGAGCCGGTCCTTCTGGGCGCCGAAGATGTTCCAGCGTGCCTGCGAAGTATCCGCGAGTGTCAGGGCAGTCTGATCAACCGCCCCTGTGTACTGTTTTTTATCCTTTTCATCCTTTTTACCCGCCACCAGTGCAAAGGCGCGCTGCACGTCAGCGGTGTTCTCGAGCATTTGCCGCACCGGTTGGGCGACCGAGAACAACGTTGTCGACAACGCGGATTGCTCATTCGGGGATTGCTTTTTCAGCGCCTCCAGCAACTCCAAGATCGCGCCGGGAGCATCGCCTTTCATTTTCTCGGCCAAGGCCTTGGGGTCGAGCTGCAGCTGAGCGAACGCCGCTTTCTGGCTTGCAGAAGCTTTATCCCCGAGTGCCAGGGTCGTCGTGATTTTTTCGAACGCTACGCCCGCATCGGCCTTGTTTACCCCGGCGTTAAGCAACGCCGCAGAAAATGCCGCGGCTTGCTCGGGCGCCATTCCGGCGCCTTTTGCCGATGTGCCGTAAGTGCCCAGAATCGAACCGATATCAGCGGCAGAAGCGGCCAATCGACTGTCGAGCAAACTGGTCGCGTCAGCGAGATCGAGGGTTTGCGCGCGATTGAGGCTCATCGAGGTACGCCAGCCGATCAACAGGTCCGCGGCATCCAGCGGTTTCATCTTGAACGCGGTCGCCGTGACCGCTGTGTCTCTGGTGAAATCCATCAGGTCGTTTTGCCTGCCGGCTTGATCGATATTGCCTTCGGCATCCAACCGATCATTGCCGACCCCGGCCTTGGCGCCGGCGTAGCCGATGCTTGCCAGCTCAACCGCAGTTGTACCGCCGGCAGCCACCTTCGCCTCGGTGGCCATCTTCTCCAGCGCGACCTGCAACGTTTTGCGTTGGTCGCCTTCAAGCCCGACGACCAGATCAAGCCTCGCCATCGCGGCGTCGAGATTGATGGCCGGTTGCAAAGGCTGATATGGCGCCGTGGCGGCATTCTCACTCGGCGTTTTTTGCCCGGCGCCAAGGGCCATTCCGCCCATTTGTGATTGTCGGTCGTTCAGTGCCTGTTGCAGCGAGTGCTGTGACATCAGCACCGTGTGTATCGACCCCAGCACATCCCTGAGCTGAACCTGTTCGGCCGTCAACTGACGCAGCTCGGCGGTGGCATCTGCCAGCGCCAGGCTGAGCCCGGCAAACCCGCCATCCGCTTTCAACATCGGCTCCACACCTGCCGAACCGATGTCTCGCGCAGACATCACTGGAGACTTCAGCGTGGCCGTGGTGTGTGCCGTTCGGGTCTCTTGATTGACATTCGCGAACGTCAACGCATAGTTATCGTCTGCCATGCCGCTCTACTCCTGTTTCACGCCAAGGCGAGTGATCGCTATGTCGTAGCGGCGCAACGCCTTTTCGGCGTCCCATTCCAGAATTTCCGCCTCACTTACCGGGTAAATGAGCGGGACGATATCGAGGATTACTTCGATGTCGCGTTCCGAAAGTAGGCCGCCGGCTGGTTTAAAAAATCGTCGATGCGCACCTGCAATTGTGTCCAGTCCGGGACGCTCAACAGGGCCAGATCGGGGATCATCAGGCCGGTGCAATGGGCGGTGATGAACTCGGCGCGTTCTTTGGCCGTTTTCAGTTTCTTCATCACTTTGGTGGCGCGCAGTGCGGGCATTTCCAGGCTCAGCGACGTCACAGTGCGGCCGGTGATCGCGAGCGGTTGCAGCAGTTGGATTTGATCGGGATCGTCGGACTTTTCCGCGTTTTCAACCTGATCGAGAAAGTACGACGCCGGACGGGTCGACATTTCGTGCACGTACTGGGCGATGCTCACGTAGTCCGGGCGTTTGAGCTGGTCGAGTTCCTTGACCGACAGGCCGGTGGCCAGCAACGCGAGTTCGAAGAACTGATCGTCTTCATCATCGCCGGCACGTTCCAGCGCGTCTTTCTGCGCGGCGTAGAACAGCGGCTTGAGCTGGATCGTTTCGATCTGCGAGCCGTCGTCACCGGTAATCGGCGACAACAGGTCATGCTTGGGTGGCATCCACGACATGAATGAATTCCTTGGTGATTCTTGGGGGTTACTCAATTTTTCTGCCAGTCACGCTGGCCCACTGTGGGAGCGAGCCTGCTCGCGAAAGCGGTCGTTCAGTCACATTGATGTTGAATGTGCCCAAGCCTTCGCGAGCAGGCTCGCTCCCACAGGTTTTTGCTCTGCGCCGGGTTACGGCATCAACACCGCACGCCGCGCATCACCGAGGATGTCGACGCCGTTGAGCACGAACTTCTGGGTGCGTACGTCGATGTCGATCACCGGTACGCCGTTTTCCAGACGGTTGTAGGTGCGGCAGGACAACTCCAGATTGGTCTTGGGTTTTTCGCCCATTTTCACCGCAGTTTCCTCAAGGGATTTCAGCTTGCCGCCGACGGTGTGGTAGGTGAACCAGGTGTTGCCATCCTGATCCTGACCAGCTTCACGCACGTTCAGCAGAATGTCGTCGCCAAGGTTCACACCCAGCGCCAGCATCACTTCTGTACCCATGCCTTGCAGGGTCAACTTGGCGTTGAGGGCTTTGCCACCCTTGACCATTTCTTCAACAATGAAGCGGCCACCGCGCATCTCTTCCACGTCGAATTCGATCTTCGGCGGAGTAAATTCTTCCACGGTCGCCGACAGCGGCAGGCCTTGCAGGGTGGCCGCGATGGCCTGGCGATTACGGTTGGTAAACATTAGAGAACGTCCTCCAGGAACTGCTCGATGATTTCATCGCGGGCGTTGAGTTGATAAACCATGTGTTCGTTCGGCGCGTAGCGGCCGTAGTCGATGACCACGTACCAGGTGCCGTTCTTGTACTTCTCGACGCTGTTGAGTTCCGGGTGCAGGTACACGCTGCCGCCAGGAATGGTTTCGTCGGCGACCAGGGTTTGCAGCCAGTCGTTGATGCGCTTGACCTCCTGATCCATGAAGGACTTGGTGAGGTTCTTGGCCATGGCTTTCTGGCCGGCCTTGACCAGTTTGCGGCTGATCGCATCTTCGAGGCCGACGTAGCTGATGAACTTGCCGGTGATCGAGCGGTTACCCAGCAGCGAGAAACCGCCGAGCACAGTGCGGGCGTAGTAGCTGACGCCGTAGCGGTTGAGCAGATCGCCTTCGGTGGAGGTGTCGAGGATGTTGTATTCGACGACCCGCGATACATCTTCGGCGTAGGTCACCTGGTTGCCCGGGCTTTCCCACTGCTTGACCTTGGCCAGCGCGGCAATCGCCAGGCTGGAGGGCGACAGGAAGACGTTTTTCTTCGCCGCTTTGGAGTAAACGGCGGGCATGTTGTGCACCACCAGGCAACGGTCGAAACCGAGATCGGCGCCGCCGAGTTCCTGGCTGTAAGTCACTTGATCAGCGACCGAGGCGTCCTTGCCATCCAGTACCACACGGGCCTTGATGCGCTTGCCGAACGAGGCGAACTCGCTGGCCACCGCTTTGGTGCCGGTGAAGCCCGGCGCGCCGATGATGGTCAGGTCTTCCGGGACACTGCCCAGCGCAGCCAGACCGAGCTTGCGGCCGGTCGCCGGCTCGACGCCGCCGATCACTGCGTTAACGGTATCGGCCGGGGTCGCACCCGCTTCGACGATCACGACATACACCGGCACCTTGACCACTTTGAGGATCTGGTAAACCGCGTGATACAGCGTGCCCTCTTCCGAACCGGTCGGGTCCAGCAGTGCATGGGTGGTGAAGCTGTTGATGCGGAACGGTGCGTTACGCGGAATCAGCGGATCAGCCTTCGGCGCGGTGCCGACCAGACCGATGACGTTGTCACCCAGGCCACCCATGGCCTCGGGGGATTCAGTGGCATTGACGGTAATGCCGTTGTGCTCGAAGTTCAGAACCTCAGCCATGTTTAGTCAGCCTTCTTGGCAGCGGCCTTTTTGGCCTGAGTGGAGGGTGTTTTCAGTTCAAGTCGACCAGCGATGTGCAGCGCACTGGCCTCGACGTCGAGCAGATCAAGGTCTTGACCGACGCTCGACCAGTGCCCACCGCCGGTGGGGAATGGGACGAGCACGGTGTAGGTTTGGCGGGTTGCCATTTTTCGTTTCTCCATAAACGGGAAAGCCCCTCTGAGGGAGGGGCTTTGGCGGGTGTTGAATGTTTTTTAAGCGGGCAAGAAAACGCCCCGGAGTGCGGGGCGTTTATTCGGGCTGTTCGACGATCCAAGCAGGTTCGACGGGACGCGCTCCTGCTGACGGAAACTCTGAAGATTGTGGCCAGTCGCGCAATTTGCGAATGTAAGTCAGCAACTCGTTGAACTGTTCAGCTGTCAGGGTAGGTAACTGATTCAGATCGAGTTGGTCACGGTGACGTTCACGCAGCCACAGGATCGCGTTGATCTGCTCGTCTCGCCAACCGCGCTCTTGCTCTGCTCTCTCGAGTGGCGTTAGAGCGGGCGGATCAATCAGGATTGGTAGCCCCTCAGCGTCATGACCGCAAACCTTGCCCAACGGCCGGTTAGCAAAAACTTCCAGATAACGTTCCTCCGTCATCGGAACCACGTCACCGGGCATAGTGCTATGCAGGCTGTCCAGATAGGTGCTGCCAGTTGTCTTGCTGTAATAACGCATGTCATGCACCTATCGCGAAGTAACGGAAGTTCGTTGTTGCGACGTTACCGTACGCGGTAAATGCCGCTAGAGATATCGCCGTAGCCCCAAGCGAATGGGCTCCACTGCCCGCATCCGTGGCCACCATCTGATAGACCTGCGATCGAAACGCAGTCGGGTAGTTGAAGGTTTCCGTTGTTCCCTGCATATAGGCCTGCCCCCACTGCAACATGAGACCGCCCAGCCACGACGGGAACACGATGTACCCATTAGGAGCGATGCTCACCTCAAAGCCAAGACGGAGCTTTTTGGGCGTGACGATAACACTGTCATCTGAGCCCGCATTCACCTGATTTTGGGTGGCTACTTTTGCCGTGCCTTGTTTGATTTCAGTCGCTTGTTGAGCCAGAACGGACAACGCGGCGATATCAACGCTTCCTTGATTGACCGGCGCATTCCAAGCTTTTATGCACCACATCACTGCCAGGTTTCGCGGACGCGCCAAACCATAGTGCGGCTGAGTAAAAAGGGAGGCTCCTGGGACATTCACTCCGCTTGCCGTGTAAGTACCGACTCCGGAATAGTCAGCCATCACCGGAATGTCCCAGCCCAGACCAGTTCGATTAGCACTGATCCCATTGAGCCCATGAACCTCAGCACCATTGTCATCGTTACCGTGGAGCAGTGAGCCTTTCTGATAGCTGCCAACTGCGCGACCTCCATCTACTCCTCGGCCATGATCCCAACCACGTAAAAACTCACCGCGCGACTCCGGCAATCGGAAGTTACCCGCGCCCTCATTGCCCTTGTTGTAGGTGGTACCTAGATAAGCCGCCAGATCCGGATAAGTCGCAATGCTCTGCACACTGCCATCCAGCTCCAGATAACCGGGTGCAACGATCCCCATTGGGAATGCCAGAACAGCACCCACCGGAACGGCGGATTTGAGCCGTTCGACTTCCTTGGCCAATGCGGCGACATCGATGGTTCCCTGGTTGACCGGGGCATTCCAGGCTTTGATGCACCACATAACGGCGATGTTGCGAGGGCGGGTTTCACCTCCCCCCATAGCCGAGCCATCAAGAGCTTCGACCCCCTGTGTTTTACTATTGGTATCAGGTTGCCCAGAAAGTCCTAACTGCACCGTTGCCGCTATAGATGTACCGGTCCCTCCGCCGTATTTGGCCATGAGGTAGTGCATATGCTCTTTGACTTCATCAGGCTGCCAATCGCCGATCCCTCGACTGAAATCCACCCCGCGTCCATGATCCCACCCACGCAAAAACTCCCCCCGCGTCTCAGGCAGTCGGAAATTCCCAACGCCTTCATTACCCTTGTTGAACTTGCCGCCCAGATAGGCGCTTAAGTCCGGGTAAGTTGCGCTGCTCTTGACACTGTTATCCAGTTCCAGAAAACCCGGCGGCGGAACATCTACCGGGAACGCGACAATCGAGCCCACCGGCAATGCCGAAGCTTTCGCAATCAGCGCTTCGACTTCAGCCTTGGTGTACGAATCCTTGATGCCAAACCCTGCCAACGTCTCAGGATTTGCCCCAGCAGTCGCCCGTCCATATTCATCAACGGTCAGACTCTTGTAAGTCCCGGCAGCAATCCCGGTGCGCCCTGCCAGCATCTTGAACGTCAGCGCAGTTGTACCGAGAGTAATCGGCGCATTGGTAGTCAGGTGCCACAGCGAATCACCGTTCGCCGTACCCTCCTCCACCATCACCGTCAGGCCCGGCGTGACCTTGGCGCTGGTATTGGCGTCGGTTGCTCGCACCCAGTTACCATTGGCGACTATCCACAGGCCGTTGTCCTTGGCCAGGGTTTGATTGGCCAGCAAAACACGATCGCCTGCAATCACGGCCACACCATCAATCTGCTGTGCACCGCTCAACACAATGTTGGTGGATGCCGCAACGCGTACCGATTGCTTGCCATCCAGCTTGCCAAGTTCTTCAGCGAGGTAACTCATGACCCACGCACGAGTAGCCTTCACCACCGTGTCATCAATCAACAACGTCACCAGCGACGCGTTACTGGTCTCGAAAATCGAGCGGATGTAGAACTCTTTACCCGACCCCGAGTTGGCCAGAATCGGCTTGAACGACTCCGGGTATTTGACGATGGCGTAGAGAACACCGGTGTCAGTCCACAGCCCCGCTTCGCGCACATACCAGCCGCCAACATCCGGCGGGATGGTTACTTCAGCGAGCAGCCAACTCGGATTTTTCTCGTCCTGGAACAGCGCATTGAGCGGTCCGCGCCAGACTTCGCGTTTGAGCATGGTGGCGGTTGCGGCCGGGTTGTAGACCCCGCCCTCGCCGCCGTCACCGACGGAAATCTGCGTCAACTTGATCGGCGTGCCCGCGGCCTTGCACGCCGTTTCGTAGGCAATCCCTGCGTTGGTGAGCAGGGTGTAATAGTCAGCCATTCAGGCCCCCTGAGGATAAATAGTGGATGTTTCGACGGAGTACATACCGGCAGCCATGAATGCCTCTCCCGAGGTTTCAAGCCCTTCGATGAACACCGGATAAACCGTGGTCAGTTCGCCGCAGAAGGTCGCGGCGCCGATGTAATGGCTGCCGAATGCACTCAGCCCGACCGACACCGACAGAATGTCCCGTTCGCTCTTGGCATCCGCCAGACGGCGGTCGAGACGAGCATCGATTGCTGCGCTGTAGGGTTGGTCGCTGAAGGCGCGCACGGAAAAACTGTACGGCGCGCCGGGCGGTGTCTGTTCGTACCAGGCGCGGATTTCCGGGCGCAGTTGCAACCCCTTGGCGGCGTTCTCCAGCGCTTTGCGAGTGCCGGCCTGGCGCGCGGTGGGCCAGGCGAGTTCGACGGTCAGGCGCTTTTCCGCTTCCGGTGCAGTCGTGCTCCATTCGGCGACGCCGCGATCCGCCGCCAGATACGGCAGGAACGCGACCGGCGTTTCGCCCGGATTCATCAATTCGGGAAACGGCGGCGCGATGCGATCAAGGAGTGCGCCGAAGCCCAGATCCAGCCCTCGTTCCAGTGCCGAACTGTTCGCCGGCAGCAACGTCGGGCGCTGAGTTTGATCGCTCATATTGTCAGCACCTCGACTTCGACCGCCGTGCAGTACGGTGCTTGAAACGCGCTGGAGATGATCGAATCCACCGGCTCAAGAATTTGCAGTTGCACGGCGCCGGCGCTGTGCAGCGTGTAGTCGATCCAGCTCGGATCGACCCGGCCTTCGAGACGATGGCAACTGTCGGCGTAGGCCTGCAATTGTTGTTGCGCAGCGACTTTGGTCAGACCCGAATCAGGGCCGGAATTGATCTTGGCGACGACACGGATTTTGTAGCGCTGAATGGCCGCAGCCTTGACCGTGACCCTATCTGTTTCCGGGCGAACATCGGGCCGGGCAAAGTGTTGGCGAACACCATTGAGCAATGCTTCGGAGGGTGTGCCGTCACCGTCCCGGGAAAGCACAGTGACCTGCACTTCGCCGGGCGCTGTGCGGCGGCCGTTACCATCCTTGACCTGCGCGGCGAGGCCGTCGGGGTTGAAGGTGTAAGTGACGTTCACCACGCCGGCATCGGTCGATTCGACTTTCACCGTCGGCCGCTCGCCGAGGGTGAACACTTCGCGGCGATACTGCATCCGCGAACCCGCCGCCGGGGCATGGGGCGCGAGGTAATAACGCAGCCGCGCATCGTCGTCGCTTTCATAAATCGCCGGCACCGCCGGGAAGGCTGCCGGATCGCCCGGATCGAGCAACTGCCGCTCCAGGCCCATGTCGGCCAGCCGTGCATCGAGGTTGCTGCCGGTCGCCCACCACGCCAGCATCTGCTTGATGCGGGCATTGTATTTGCGTTCGTGGGTTTGCAGCCGGACGCAAAACGCTTCAAGCGCAAGCGTCAGCAATTCGCTTTCGTTTTCCAGGCTGCTCTTGAGTTTCGCTGCGCTGTCCGGTGCTCGGGCGCCGACGTATTCGACGACGAAGGTCTTGAACTCGGCGAGCAAATCTTCGAAGGCTTCGACGGTGATCAGCGAAGGTTCGGCCAATTGGTTCTGGCCGGGGATCAACATGCTCATGTCACTACCTCGAAAGTCTGTTGACGGTTTTTCCAGGTGCCGGCGAAACGCAGCAACAAACCGGCACCCTGACGGCTGGCGACAATCACTTGCGGCTGAAAATCATCGATGCCGTTTTGCTTGTTGTAGAACGCCTGCGCCGCGTGGCTCTGGGCCAGAAGCAGCACGTCGTCACCGAGGTTCTGCCCCAGCAGCGTGGGGATCAGCGAGCCATAGAGGGGCCTTTTTTGCCGGGTGCCCAGCGGCGTGGTCAGGGCTCGGGTCGCGCGCTGCACAAACTGCAGCCAGTCGTCGACCGTGGCCCCGCTGTCTCTGTCGATTCCGATCATGGGAGGCTCTTGAATCAGGGGCTGATGACGCGGCCCTGGTGATCCACCAATGGGCCGCTGAAGTGAACGCCCGAAGCGTCGATGGTCAGGCCTATGGCGCCCAATTGCAGGTTGATCACCTGCGGGGTCAGCGTCAGTCGCGCCGGGCCGATGCTCAGTTCAAGCGATTCTCGAGACCCGTTGAAAGCCGCCGGGCCGTTAAGCCAATTCAGCGTGTGCGTGGCGTCGTCATAAGCGCTTTCGCTGCCGTCCTGATGCACGCGGCGCGTCAGCGTCGGTACGGTCGAGGTGGGCGGAAAACGATCACTGTTCAAGCCGAACAACGCCACGCTCTGCGCGCCGCTTTCACCGCTGCCGTAATTGAACAGCAGGCACTGCTCACCCACCGTCGGTATCCGCGATTCGCTTTGAGCGCCAGCGCTGGGGTTGAAGAACTTGATCGATGGCGTCAGCAATCCACCGTGGCTGACCTTGCAGGTGTTGCTCGCCGCGTCGGCTTCCTGACAGACGCCGATGCGGCAGAAACTTTCGGCGCGTCGGTGCAGGTCTTCGATCTCCGCTTCCATCTCGGCCAGCCGTTCAATGATCGGGCCCAGCTGCATGCGCAGTAATGCGTCAAACATCGGTCAGGCCTCCAGCGTGGTGTATTGGTCGGGGTCGTCGATGTTGCTGACCTCCCAGGTGCGGGCGAATTTCGGGATGCCGAGCGGGTCGTCGAGCAAGGTCGGACCGAGGTAAAGGGTCTGGTTGAATGACAACGTCCAGGCTTTGTATGGTTGCTCTGTGCGGATGAGCAATGACGGCAAGCCATCGATGTTCATCGGCAGATCGCATTGATCGCCGGGCAGGTTCCAGCGGTTGTCGGTGATCAGGTTTTTCAACACGGCAATCAGATCGCAGGCTGCAAAAGCACTCGCGGAAAGCGCCGGGATGACTTGCAGTGACAACGTCAACACATGGGCAATACGCCCGTTGGCGGCGCGCTCTCCCGGTGCATTACGTTCGATGTCGATCAGTACCCAGGCTTGTTCGCCGGGTGCAGTGAAATCGTCGTGATTGCCGACATTGATATTGAGCGCGGCGGTGTTGCGCAGCGTCGTCGCGATGGCTGTAAACAGTTGCGACGGCTGCTGGATGGGTGTGGGCATGCATGACCTCCTTTCCAATCGTCCACGCGCAGCCCTGCCGCCAAAATGGCGGCACGGAGAAACACTCAGGGTTAAGGCTGGTCGCGCGGTGGAACTTCGCAGACGCCGATGCGCTTGGCGGCCCAGCGTTCGTATAGACCGATGGCCACGTCGGCGCCGGCCATTGCCGTCAGGCAACCGAACGCGCCGGCGGCCCAGATCGACAACCCTGCGGCATACAGCAGCATGATTGCCGACACGCCGCAGATCATGCAGGCGCCGGAGCGCAGGGCCAGGCGCCGCAGCAGTGACCAGCCACGGGCGCCCTCTTTATCGGCACGCCACATTTCGCCGGACACCCCGCCCACTACGGCAAGGAGGATGACCAGCCAGATCGGCATTTCTGCCAGCGCTTGTTGCTCGCTTGTCATGTCACGCCTCCTGGTGTGATGGATGAGTGGTATGTGTTGGGTTCAATCGTTTTCTCTTGAGGTAGGCATTCCAAAAAGCCCGGCCATTCGCCGGGCTTTTCAGTAATGCGCTCCTTCGCCTTCCTTTAAATCCTGTGTTCATAAAAGGAAGCTGACTTTTCGGCGCTACTGGCGCGGTACGAGTCCATTCAAATTGTTTTTCCGACCGCGGTCCCTGCCCGCCGGATAACTGCTTGTGGTGCTTTACGCTGCACACCCGGGTCAGTTGCCAACCCTCTGAACCGTTGAGGCCGGTTCATCGCTGCCTGTTCTTGTGGAACTAAAGAGCTTTCGTTTCCAGCCGCTTTGTCGAGCGGCTTGGTGGCAATAATATGCATGGATGCATATACAGTCAATGCGTAAATGCATTTATTTATGCGTGATAAATGCATAGACGCATGGAAGCCGCATGGATCAAGGCCCCAAGGGTTTTTGACGGGCGAAAAAAAACCCGCCGATGGCGGGTTTTATCTGAAAGCGTTGTGATTACCGGGCGTACATGCCCCACCAGAAGACGTGACCGAGGATGACGATTTGCTCCTCCTGGATTTCCTGGAAGCTGTAGTCCTCGTCAGGGTGCTCGTCACGATTGAAGCTGCGCAGTCGAATCCCGGTGGGCAAGCGATAAAGCTGCTTCACCCGCAACTGGCCGTTGTGGTTGATCGCGTACAGATCACCATCAATGATGTCGCCGATGCCGCACTTGCCCGCGTTCACACCCACGGTCGCGCCGTCACGCAGTACCGGCAACATGCTGTTGCCACGCACGGTCACGCATTTGGCCTGGTCGAACTGCACACCGTTATGGCGCAAGCTGCGCTTGCCGAAGCGCAGGCTAGAGCGTTCGCTCTCTTCGATGACGAATCTTCCTGATCCTGCTGCCAATTCAACCTCGCGAAGAAACGGCACCGACACCTCGTCGTCATCGACAGGTGTGTCGTCGTCCCACAGCATTATGTCCTTGAGTTCTGCGTGTACGTCACCGCGCCCGGCACCCGCCGACGGCGCGACATCCGCGCGCCCGCGCAACTGATCGGTGCTCACGGCGAAGTACTCGGCGATCTTCGAAATATGTTTATCCGAAGGATCGACGATCTTCCCGCTGAGAATCCGCGAGAGAGTGGATTGAGGCACGCCGGTGCGACGGTGGAGCTCCGTGGGGGAGATCCCGTGCTGATCGAGCAGTGCTCTTAAGACGGAGGATACGTTGCGTTTTTGCATAACGCGCATAATGCTTGAAGTTATTCGCCAAGACAAATGCTGATTTGCATAGTCAATGCATATAGCGTCTTTTCGACGAAGGAAATACACAGCGACCTGCGACGCCTGCGTCGAGCAGACTCCCCATGGTAACCTTGCGCCCATCGCGGAAAAGCCCGGTCGTTGTCCCCGCTTTTGCCCTACATCTTTTAACGAGTTGCCTGACAATCCGATGAATAAAGCCGTCTCCGATCTGTCCTCCCACACCCCGATGATGCAGCAATACTGGCGCCTGAAGAATCAGCACCCGGATCAGCTGATGTTCTACCGCATGGGTGACTTCTACGAGATCTTCTATGAAGACGCGAAGAAGGCCGCCAAGCTGCTCGACATCACGCTGACTGCGCGCGGGCAATCGGCGGGACAGGCGATTCCTATGTGCGGGATTCCTTACCACGCCGCAGAAGGTTACCTGGCGAAACTGGTCAAGCTTGGCGAGTCGGTAGTGATCTGCGAGCAGGTTGGCGATCCGGCCACCAGTAAAGGGCCGGTTGATCGTCAAGTGGTGCGAATCATCACGCCGGGCACGGTCAGTGACGAGGCACTGCTCGATGAGCGCCGCGACAACCTGATCGCCGCTGTACTGGGTGACGAGCGCCTGTTTGGTCTGGCGGTGCTGGACATCACCAGCGGCAACTTCACCGTGCTGGAAATCAAGGGCTGGGAAAATCTGCTGGCCGAGCTGGAGCGGGTCAACCCGGTGGAACTGATGATCCCGGATGACTGGCCGCGGGATCTGCCGGCGGAAAAACGCCGTGGCGTGCGGCGTCGTGCGCCGTGGGATTTCGAGCGTGATTCGGCGCTGAAAAGTCTCTGTCAGCAGTTTTCCACCCAGGACCTGAAGGGCTTCGGTTGCGAAAACCTGACACTGGCCATCGGCGCTGCCGGTTGCCTGCTGGCCTATGCCAAGGAAACCCAGCGCACCGCCCTGCCCCACCTGCGCAGCCTGCGCCACGAACGTCTTGATGACACCGTTGTGCTCGACGGCGCAAGCCGGCGCAATCTGGAGCTCGACACCAACCTGGCCGGGGGCCGTGACAACACCTTGCAATCGGTGGTTGATCGCTGCCAGACAGCCATGGGCAGCCGTTTGCTGACGCGCTGGCTGAACCGTCCGCTGCGTGATCTGACCGTACTGCTGGCGCGTCAGACATCGATCACTTGCCTGCTCGACCGCTACCGTTTCGAAAAACTGCAGCCGCAGCTCAAGGAAATCGGCGACATCGAGCGAATTCTCGCGCGAATCGGCCTGCGCAATGCGCGTCCGCGTGACCTCGCGCGCCTGCGCGATGCCCTTGGTGCACTGCCTGAACTGCAAGTAGCGATGACCGATCTGGAAGCACCGCACCTGCAAAGTCTGGCGACGACCACCAGCACTTACCCGGAACTGGCGGCACTGCTGGAAAAAGCCATTATCGACAACCCGCCTGCGGTGATCCGTGACGGCGGCGTGTTGAAGACCGGTTACGACAGCGAACTCGATGAGTTGCAATCGCTGAGCGAAAACGCCGGCCAGTTCCTGATCGATCTGGAAGCCCGGGAAAAAGCTCGCACGGGGCTGTCCCACCTGAAAGTCGGCTACAACCGTATTCACGGCTACTTCATCGAATTGCCGAGCAAGCAAGCCGAATCGGCACCGGCGGATTACATCCGTCGCCAGACCTTGAAAGGTGCCGAGCGTTTCATCACGCCAGAGCTGAAAGAGTTCGAAGACAAGGCGCTGTCGGCCAAGAGCCGCGCCCTCGCTCGTGAAAAGATGCTCTATGAGGCGCTGCTGGAAGATCTGATCAGCCAGTTGCCACCGCTGCAGGACACTGCCGGCGCGCTGGCCGAGCTGGACGTGCTGAGCAACCTCGCCGAACGCGCACTGAATCTGGATCTGAACTGCCCGCGGTTCGTCAGCGAGCCGTGCATGCGCATCACTCAGGGTCGTCACCCGGTGGTCGAGCAAGTCCTGACCACGCCGTTCGTGGCCAATGACCTTAGTCTGGATGACAACACGCGGATGCTGGTGATCACCGGCCCGAACATGGGCGGTAAATCCACCTATATGCGTCAAACTGCTTTGATCGTGCTGCTGGCACACATCGGCAGCTTCGTGCCGGCGGCCAGTTGCGAACTGTCGTTGGTTGACCGGATCTTCACCCGGATCGGTTCCAGTGATGACCTGGCCGGTGGCCGCTCGACCTTCATGGTAGAAATGAGCGAAACCGCCAACATCCTGCACAACGCCACCGAACGCAGTCTGGTGCTGATGGACGAAGTCGGGCGCGGTACGAGCACCTTCGACGGCCTGTCGCTGGCGTGGGCTGCGGCCGAGCGCTTGGCGCATCTGCGCGCCTACACGCTGTTCGCCACGCACTATTTCGAACTGACCGTGTTGCCGGAAGCCGAGCCGTTGGTGGCCAACGTCCACCTCAACGCGACCGAACATAACGAGCGCATCGTGTTCCTGCACCATGTGCTGCCAGGGCCTGCAAGTCAGAGCTACGGCCTGGCCGTCGCACAACTGGCGGGCGTACCGAGCGAAGTCATCGTGCGGGCGCGGGAACATCTGAGTCGACTGGAAGAGACCGCGCTGCCCCATGAAGCGCCGAAACCGGTCAAGGGAAAACCCGCAGCGCCGCAACAAAGCGATATGTTCGCCAGTTTGCCGCACCCGGTGTTGGATGAGCTGGCTAAACTGGACATTGACGACATGACGCCGCGTCGTGCTCTGGAAATGCTCTATGCGCTGAAGAACCGGATATAA